TGACCATGCAATTGGATGACTTTGCAGAGCGTGTTCTCAAGCCGCGTATCAGCCAGTTGGCCTCCAGCATTGATGCTGACGTTGCCAATGCGTACAAAACCATCGGTAACACCGTTGGCACGCCCGGCACCACTCCTTCGACTTCGCTGGTGCTGCTCCAAGCCCAACAGAAGCTGAACGAGAACGCTGCTGTGATGAACCCACGCTACGCTACCGTGAACCCCGCGGCCAACGCTGGTCTGGTTGAAGGTATGAAAGGTCTGTTCAATCCGACCGACACTATCTCCAAGCAGTTCAAGAACGGCATGATGGGCACTGGCGTGTTGGGCTTTGACGAGATCAACATGTCTCAGTCGATCAAGCAGCACACCACTGGATCACGTAGCGCAAGCGCTTCCACACTGGTGAAGACCCCAGGCGTTACTGCCGAAGGCGCTTCTACCATCCTGTTGGAACAAGGCTCTGTGTCTACCACCATCAAAGCTGGTGACGTGTTCACAGTCAGTGCTTGCAATGCTGTCAACCCACAAACCCGTGAGTCCACTGGTTCGCTGTTCCAGTTCGTTGCTCTGGCTGATGCCACCGCTTCGTCCGGCACTTGGACTGTGACTGTTGCTCCGATGTATTCGGCCAACCACGCTCTGGCTACTGTGGATGTGCTGCCTGCAACTGGCGCCACTGTGACCTTCGTGGGCGCGGCTTCTACTCAGTACGCTCAGAACTTGGTCTACCACAAGGATGCCATCACGTTCGCCACTGCTGACCTGTTGCTGCCACAAGGCGTTGACATGGCTGCACGTGCCGTTCATAACGGTATCAGCTTGCGCGTTGTTCGTCAGTACGACATCAACAACGACCGTATGCCTTGCCGTATTGACGTTCTGTATGGTTTCAGCACCATCCGTCCACAAATGGCTTGCCGCATCTGGGGCTAAACCTAATGCCCCTTTGGGGGCGTTTTTTAAATTTTTTTTTAAGGAAATTATCATGGCTCTTCCTAATGGCGCTGGTGGCTACCAGCTTGGTGACGGCAATATCGGTGAAGCTGTTCTGTCGGTTCAAGGTGCTCCTACTGCCGTGGCTGCTGCCGCGACAATGACGGCTGCTGAACTGTCTAATGGCTTGTTTGTGTTCAACGGCACTGCCGGTAATCTGACTTTGCCCACCGTGGCACTGGTAGAAGCCGACATCACGGCTGCATCAAAAGTCAACGCTGCTTTTGACTTCATCATCATCAACGCTGATGCAACCACCGATGACGTGACTCTGGCTGTCGGCACTGGCTGGACAATTGTTGGTAACGCTGTCGTGTCAGAAGCTACTTCTGCTCAGTTCCGCGCCCGTAAAACCGGCGATGGTACTTGGACTGCGTACCGCATTGCCTAAACCAAATGGGGCTTCGGCCCCGTTTTTAAGGAAACATCATGGCAAATTCAAAACCCGTTGGCGTTGCGTATTCTGATCCAGAACTTGTTGCTGGAACTACGATTACTGGCGCTACCATCAGTGGCTCTACCATCAGTGGTTCTACCATCAGTGGTTCTACTTCGACAACTGCCACAGTTAGCGGCACGTTTACTGGCCCTATTCGCCTTCCTGTTGCCGCTGTTGCGGCGGCTGGCAGTAATCAAGGCGATGCTGCTGCACTAGCCGAGGGTATTAATGTCGTTTCGGCGGCAGATGGCACTAAGGGCGTGATTTTGCCCACAGCGGTAGCTGGTATGGTAATTATCGTTAAAAACACCGCTGCCGGTGCGCTGAAGATTTATCCCGCCACTGGTGGGGCAATCAATGCAGTTGCGGCTAATGGTGCGTATAGCATTACAAACCTTACTAGTTCGTTGTTGGTGGCATCTTCCACTACCCAGTGGTATTCTGTTCCATTGGTAGCATCCTAAATAAAAGGGGGCTAATCACCCCCTTTTTCTTATGAACATTTATCTTCAGCACCCTGTCCACGGTCGTAAAGTTGCCACTATGGAACTTGAAGCCGTGTTTGATGAAACAAACGGCTGGACACGCTACAATCCCGA